GAGCCATCCCCGGAACCCTGGCCGTCACCCCCCTCGCCGTCTCCGTCAGCGCCAGCAATCACCGGCAGCACACGGAACTCAGCGGGGTAGAACCAGGCGTCGCCGCGGTGCAGGCGCACCTTGAAGGGGCGATTGAGGACGAAAGCAAAAACGGCGCGTAGGCGCGCGAGGAACTTCATGGCCGTGCGGCCTCCTTGAATTAGAGCCACCATGCGGCGGCGGTTTGGGTACTGCGCGCTCAGTGCGCGTGGGCCAACTCGGCCTCAGAAGTGAAGTGCTGCTTGGGGTCGACGAGGACCGGGCCTAGCTCGCCGTGATGCTGCAGGGCGACGTCGTCGTTCAGTGGCCCATAGGCATACGCCCGAACCTGCGTCCCATCGGACAGGTGGACGGCGCCGGGGTGCGGCTCTCGAAGCGTTTCCAGCCCGCAGCCGCAGTGGTTGTGGAGGCCCATCACAAAACCGCTGGAACCCTTGATGTAGGCGCCATCCACGGCCTTGCAGAAGTCGCACGCCCCGGCGTCCGCTACGCGGCGATACCCATAGAGGTTCGGATCGGCTTCATCGATCGCGCCGGCCGCAGCACGCATGGAAAGCTGCGCGTCCATGGCGCCAGAGGCAGTCGCTCGGGCTAGACCGTCTGCGACCGCCTGCTCCCACTGCGTACCTGCCCCGAGTGCAGACCAAACCGTGACGAACGGCCGCTCGTACACCGTCTCGGGGGGCGTGCCGTTGCGGACGCCAGCGCCGGTCAGCTCGGTCGTATCGAGCCCTAGTGGCTGGCGCTCCATGGCCCGCGCCACATAGGCGTTCGTCAGGGCGGCCGACTGTCTCTGGGCAGCGGCTACAACCGGAAGAGCTTCCGATAGCCATTGGTCGAGGTTCGGTCGGTCGTAGGCCGGCAGGGAGTCCCAGATGCGGGTCAGGCCGGCCACAGCGCCATCTCGGATCCGCCTCTCCCCAAGGATGTGCGCTTGGATAAGAGGATCCATCAGGCCGGTATGGGCGCAGCCTTGGCCGGCGCCTTCTCTTCGCCTTCCTTCGCCGCGTCGGCGACCAGCTTCGAGAACGGGTCGTTGAGCATCTGCGCTTCCAGCTTGGAGATTTCCTCGGCGCTGAAGTTGAGACACTTGTCGGCGATGACCGGGACCGGAATGCCGATCGAGGCCCACTTCGTCGCGGCATCGGCGGACTCGGCCAATGACCGGGACTCGTGGTTCATCCAGTGGAGCTCGGCTCGAGGGGATAGCACCACCTCCTCGTCGGACATCATCCCGAGCAGGCGAAGGACTTCCTCGCCGCCCTCGCCTACCGATTTCTTGTAGCTGGAGACCTTGGCGTGGAGCGCCCCCTCCGTGGCCATGATCGCCTCTGCCGAGAGGTTCGACATGCCTTTTTCGAGCGGGAAGTAGTGGCGAGGCGTCTTCGTGATCGAAGAGAACTGATCGAGCTCTTCCATCACCGAAAGGTTCTTGCGGTCAGCAGCGGAGTACTCGAAGATCTTGGCTCCCGGATCCTCCAACTGCGCTAGCCCGGCGGCGTTCGCGTCGAAGGGCGGGATGATGTTGTTGTCGTCGTCGCGGAGGATCTTCTCGCCGATCACGCCGCGCAACGGGAAGCCCATCCAGAAAGCCACTACCAAGCCGAGGAAGGTCAGCAGGTGGATGCGGTCGATCAGGCCCAGACAGTGCGCGAAGTCACCGCGCGCCGGAGGGAACGGACCGGGCTTAAGCCGGCGATTTATCGGGATCTCCACAACGGGCACAACCCCCCAGGGATTCCCAAGGGGCCACTCGCCGTCGTCTTCGCGGCGGTCCCACCAGGTGCCGGCCGCGAAAACGCGGCCTCTGCCTTGCTGGCGCTCCTTCGATTCGACGAACTTCCAGACGAAGTCGGGGGTGTAGAGGTTGATCGCCACCCGCCCGTCTTCGTCGGTCCACCGCCGCACAGCGGCCACCCGAACGCGACGCGACCCCTCTCTGTACTGGACAGCCATCGTCGCCGAGTTGTCGAGCGAGACTTCAGGAACCGAACTGCCGGGGGGGCGCCAAACAAGGGCAAAGGAGCGTCCATCGACCAAGGTGGCGTTCTGGGCTATCTGCCACTCGGCGTCCATCTGGTTGTCCTGCCAGAGGCCCCAGACCAGTTTGTCGGTCGCCTTCTCTTCGGAGCTGATGCCGGAGACCTCAAGACGATCCTGCGTGGAGTCGACAACCAGGCTCCCCCACGGCGCCGCCGAAACCGGCATCAGGTTCCGATAGGCCTTCGTGACTTTCGCCCGCACAATCACGTCAGGAATCGGGGTGTCGCCGGTGTAGTAGCAGTCGAGTTTTTTGTGCAGTGCGGCTCGACGGTCAAGCTCCTCGAGAAGTGAACCGAGCTGCTTCCGCACGGGGTTAGGGATCGAAGCCTGCTCTTCCACAGCTCACCTCCCTCCGGAGAGTCGGCATTTGAGACACAACCCCTTCTCGGGAGCGTCCGGCTTGTGCTGGGCGGGGTGCGTTTTCCTCCCGCAGCCGTTTCGGCACGGCAGGTACTCAGACTTGGGGGTCTCCGTGCGGGGCTTGGCGCCGCCGCCGTCCTGCCAGGCCGCCCGACCATAGGTCTTGCTGCGATCCTCAAACTCACCGAGTTTCAGCGCGTCGTCCCGAGCTCGGCGCGCCAGCACATCCGCCGGCACACTGTCGATCTTCAGGGCTGAGCCCTTGCGCTCCTTGCGGACCAAGATCGCGTCCTGGGTCTCGGTGTCGTCCTCTTTGCGGACCCGGATCTTGCGAGTGCGCGCATTTTCGTAGTGGAACTGGACGAGGGTGATTCCGCTCGAGGTCGGCTTGCCGTTCGCATCGACCTTGATCTCCTCGGTGCGGATCGGCTTAGGGTCAATCGTGATCGTCCCGTGTTTGATCTCGATCCGAAGAGCGCCGGTCGCGATGGCCATCTTGCCCTCCGAGCGACCGCCGGTCCAGAACTCGGTGACCGGAGGCGAGCCGTACTTGGCTGCCTTGGCCGCGACCTCCGCCCCCCACCATGCGGGGTCGTTGTAATCGCGGACCACATCGAAGGTCTCGTAGGCCCAGTCGACAGCTTCTTCGACCTCTTTCCGCCATCCGAGGTCGTCGCCGACGGGCGTCCAAGCTCCAATCGTGAAGAGGTCGCCTGCTTCGGTGCAGCCTTTGAGCAGAGTGTGGTCGTCGTTCTCTGAACCGTCGAAGCCAAGGCAGACCGCATCGCCCGGCGCCCACGCGACATCTCCGAAGATCGCTTTGATCTCAGTTGGGACCAGCCAGTGGGAGGCAGCAGCGCGGGGGCGGTTCAGGAAGTAGCGGTACGCCGTGTCTTCGGGATCTTCGGCGTCGCGGATAACCCGGACGATCCGCTCGAAGTCCATCCAGTCGGCGGCCGGTCCGTAGGCCTCCCGCATGGCCTTGATGAGCGAGCGATTGTCGCCGAAGCGTTTGGGCTCCGGGCCTTGCCGGTGGTCGTAGAGGACGCCGAACTTCTCGACGGCTTCTGCAACCGGAAGGTGGGCGTAGCGTTCGGCGGCCTGCTCGGCGATCGAGCGCTCGCCTGGTTGCCAGGCCGTGGTCGTGTCGAGAATCCACGGTTCTGCGGTCTTGCGCTTGCCGGTATTCCGGGCGACCGTGCCGTACATCTGCCGGAGCTTCGGCAGCACGTACAGGTGCGTCTCGTCAGCCGTCGCTTTCGACTCTTTGCCGCCGTCCTTGGAGGCATCGCCGGAAGTCGATGGCACGATCTCCCCGCCACCGGGCTCCTTGATGAAGGTCCGGGTCAGGCCGACGTCGACCGCGTACTCGTTGCCAGCCTCGCCCTCTTCGAGCATGTAGCGGACGTTGTCGTAGGTGTTGCCGGACTGATCCTCCTCCGTCGCCATGCAGCGGATGAAGGGGTAGCGGACTGGGACGCCGACCGGTTCGCCGCCGGCGTCAAAGCCATCGCACCGAACAGGCCCAAGGGCCTCGGCGCAATCTAGGCCACCGGCGATCTCCGACTTGGCCCGGCCCTTCGAGCGGGAAAGGATCGCCCGCTGAACCATGCGCCGGCCGGCACGAGGGTGGCCTTGCGGGTGAAGGCGATATGCCCAGACGATGAAGAGTGCGATCTCATCGTCGATCACCCAGTCGTCGCCCTGGACATCGCCAGGTCCGTGGCACAGATAGGTCTCGAGCCAGTCGATGACCTGGAACCCGAGAGTCGGAAATCCATCCCAAGCCGGCAGCGCCATCGGCTAGCTAACGAGCTTGAGGC